AGAGAGAAAGCGGTATTGCTATGCCGAAGCCCAGGGTGGTGTATGCCTACCCTTATGAGGACATGGAGATAGGGGATTCCTTCACCGTGCCCGTAGAGGCTAGGGCAAAGGTACTCAACGCTAACTACAGGGCTGGGAAGCGGCTACAGCGTGTGTTTGTAGCTAGGACAGAGGGTGACCAGATACGTGTATGGAGGATGGCATGACTCACAAGATAGTTCTCAAGTTTGAACAGAACACTGCTGCTGATGAAGTGCTAGACCAGATTGTGCGGGCTAGGTTGAAGCAGATACAGGAACATCTTTCGGATTGGGATAGTGACCGCGAGATACAGGATGCCTGCCTAGCCTTGTTGGATTGGATGGGGAAGCCAAATGCCGAAGACTAAGAAGATAACCCTCAACATCCCTATCAGCATAGACCTCACAGAGAGCTTCATGCAGGGTATGGATGATTTTGTGGCCCAGTACCTACAGGACTTGCTGGACAACGTGCTGGAGGAAGGTCACACCGACAAGGAGATAGCAGCGTGTAGCGTGCTGCTGGACTACATCCGTGACTGACATGTCAGACAGAGTACAGCTAGAGATGGCAGAGGCCAGGGTGCTGCTGCACTCTTACTTTGCTGCCAAGCAGTCTTACGGGAAAGAGAAGGCAGACAAGTTCTTAGCTGCCCAGTTACTGAAGCTGGAGAAGCTATACGGCAAGCAGTCGGACACACGTATCAAGCAGTACATGCGCCGTGTGAAAGACACAGAGACGTTCTATGAGGAGTAAGCATGAAAACAGAGCAAGTATGGGAGTGCAACGAATGCGGCGCACAGGAGTACAACTCAAATGTTTCTGAGGAAGATGTGCATGAGCTTCTTGCTTGCGGGCGCTGTGGGGCAAGTGGCGAATGGCATTTAGCTGATGTTAAGGAGTAAGCATGAAAGTAGCAGTTGTCACCCCTTACTGGAAAGAACCTATAGCCGTGTTGGAGAGGTGCTGGCGTAGTGTCAAGACGCAGACCCACTGCGACATCGTTCACTACATGGTGGCAGACGGTCACCCTGTCCAGACTTTTGAGAAGGGTGCGGATGTTGTCCACATCTCTCTGCCAAGCTGCAATGACTCTGGCGACACGCCTAGGATAGTAGGGCTGTCGGTAGCCAGTGTGCAGGGTGCTGACGCTATCTGCCTGCTGGATGCTGACTGTTGGTTTGAGCCTGACCACATTGCCACTATGGTGGAGGTCATGCAGCAGTCGCAGGCGAAGGTGGTAACCTGTCCTCGCGTGTTGTGGAGGATGGACGGCACACAGATGGGTGTGGACAGCGAGAGCAACGGTATCCACTGGAATGACACCAACTGCTTCCTGCTTTCCCGTGAAACATTCCCGCTGTGCAAGGAGTGGGGATTCCGGCCCCGAGAGTACGGGTATATAGGGGACAGATACTTCTGGAAGGCCGTGCAAGACTCAGGGGTCAAGATAGCGCGGTCTATGAAAGCCACTGTCAACTACCCTACGACTCTGGCCTTCCACTACCAACAGGCTGGTGAGACTCCTCCTGATGACAGCAAGGTAATCTTGCTAAAGAACGGTGTACCCCAAATTAAGAAGTACGCAGACCTGAGAACAACAGCATGAACATAGAGATACACACCCTTGCCTGGCCCAATACCAACGTGAAGATGGTAGAGGCACACACCAACACCTGTAAGCACTTAGGGCTGGATGTGGCGTACCACATGACACAGACCCCGCACGGTAAGTGGATGGACATTGTTATGGACAACAGCACTGCGGACGTTGTTGGCTTTCTGGACATCGACTGTGTTCCGACCAACCCAGGCGTTGTCAACCAAGCGGCAGCGTGGGCTGCGGAGCATGAATCATTTGTGGGCATTGCCCAGGCCAGTAACCACATCTGGCCCAAGTCCCATATCTTTGCTGCTCCTGCTTTCTTCTTTATGTACCGCGAAGCCTGGACAGAGTTGCGAAAGCCTACCTTCTCGGAGACAGAGCAGAGTGATGTGGCAGAGAACGTGTGCTACGCCGCAGAGATGGCTGGGCTGCGCTACAAGACCCTATTCCCTACCCACTGGACAGCAGAGCCGGAGGAAGGCGCGTGGCGGCTGCATACCTACGGGCTGTACGGCATAGGCACGCACTTTGAGGAAGGTGTGTACCACCTGTACCAAGGGCGGCTAGACAAGAACGTCAACATGTTTGTGAACACTTGCGACAGCATCATCAAGGGCAAATTCACCACCCAGTTCCTGGTTCCTACAAAAGCACCGTACCACGGACGTATCGTCCCATGAAGTTTGACCTACAGAAGTTCTACAAGTTTTGCTCAGAACTGAAGATTGAGACCAAGGAGGAAGGTCTTAAAAAGATGGGGCAACTGCTGGGAACGCAGACGTATGTCATGGAAGAAATACAGAAAGGATTAGCGCAAGATGTCCACTTTTTCGTCATCCTCAAGGGTCGTCAGTTGGGCATTACCACTGTCTCCTTGGCATTGGACTTGTACTGGCAGTTCACACACCCTGGGTGGCAAGGCACTCTGGTTGCAGATACAGAAGAGAACAGAGACATGTTCCGCTCTACTCTCGCTATGTATATGGAAGGGCTTCCCAAAGAGTACAAAATTCCGCTTATTGCCCACAATAGGAACCAAATGGTTCTCAAGAACCGAAGCCGAATCTTCTACCAAATTGCGGGAAATAAATCTCGATTGGGGCAGGGTAAAGCTATCACTTATCTTCACGGCACAGAGACAGCTTCTTGGGGCAATGAGGAAGGTCTAGCTTCTCTGATAGCCTCGCTGGCAGAAAAGAACCCAGAGCGTCTCTACATGTTTGAGAGTACCGCCCAGGGCTTCAACATGTTCCACGACATGTACAAGACCGCCAAGTCTGCCAAGACCCAGCGGGCTATCTTCTGCGGCTGGTGGCGTAATGAATACTACTCTGTCACTGCTGACAGCAACATCTACAAAGTCTATTGGGACGGCAAGCTGACCCCAGAAGAACGTGAGTGGACGAAGGACATCAAGAAGCTGTACGGCGTGGAAATCAATTCGCGTCAGATGGCGTGGTGGCGGTGGAAGATGCTAGAAGGTATCAAGGATGAATCCCTGATGTACCAGGAGTTCCCGCCTACCGAGGACTACGCCTTTGTGATGACGGGCACTTCCTTCTTCTCCAGCAGCCGTTGTACGGACGCTGCCAAGGTTGCTAAGAAGACTTTGCCTGACTGCTACCGCTACATCTTTGGTCAGAGCTTCCAAGACACGGAAGTTATGAAGTCCACGGAGCGGCTGGGTACGCTGCGGGTCTGGGAAGAGCCTAATGACTCTGCCTACTATGTCATCGGTGCTGACCCTGCCTACGGCTCCTCTGATTGGGCAGACCGCTTCTGCATCCAAGTCTTTAGGGTGTACGCCAACGGGTTAGACCAGGTGGCAGAGTTTGCTACCAGCGAGATGAACACCTACCAGTTTGCCTGGGTGATTGCCCACCTTGCCGGAGCTTACAAGAACTCCACCCTTAACCTAGAGGTCAACGGCCCTGGGCAGGCGGTCATCAACGAAATCAGAACGCTGCGCCGTATGGCAGCAAGCATGGGTAACGTCATGGGCAAAGACCTGATGGACGTACTGGGCAACATGCAGAACTACCTCTGGCGCAGGAACGACAACCTGGGTGGCCCTGGCAACAGCATGGGGTACTTGACCACCAGCAGCACCAAAGAGCGTATGCTGGCGTACTACAAGGACTACTTTGAGCGCGGGATGATGAACGTGTTCAGCATGGACTTGCTGGAAGAGATGAAGACCATCGTGCGTGAGAACGGATTCATAGGCGCACCTGGTAGAGCCAAGGATGACAGGGTGATTGCCGCCGCGCTGGCCTGCGTAGCTTACGCAGAGCAAGTCCAGCCCCGCCTGATAGCCGCCAAGCTCACCCGTGAGGTGAGTGCTATGAAGGAAATGCGGTCAGCAGAAGAGTTATCCACAGCCACCAACGTCAGCAACTACCTCAAGCGGATAGGAATGTACGGCTCATGAAGGCCTTGACCAAACAAGAACTGTTCCGGCAGATGAAGCGATTCGTAAAAGACCAGGAAAGAGGCATCTCCATAGCCTTGTTTTGCGAACTTGCGGGCATAAGTAAGCAGCAGTTCTATGATGTATTTGTCCACAGGATTT